GCTGACAATCAAGTTGTAGCTGCTCAAAAATCAAATATGTTCTTTGGGACAGATTTACTTTCAGACCAAACTCGTATATCTTTACTAGATATGAATCCGGTTTCAGGAAGTGATGTAATTAGACTTGTAGCTAGATACTCAGCGGGTGTTCAATCAGGAGTTGGAGCTGATATTGTTAGACAATCGTAATAAACTTAGTATAAGAAGTGGGGGTGTAAAAACCCTCACTACTTTAACCCTTAAAAAATAAAAAAAATGAGTTGCACAGCACTTACACGCGGCAGGGGATTAACCTGCGATAGAATACAAGGGGGTATTAAGTATGTTTACTTTGGCGTTTATGATGATTTCAATGCTAATGCTTCAACGGGTGAGATTTACGGAACGGGTATCGTAGTATCTTCAGGAGAGGTTACTGATATAGAAATGGGGGTAGGAACGGGATTAAAAAGATACGCTACTCCAATTGGAACTTCATCACTTACAGAAACAATTACGGGAACTAGAGATACCGGAACTATAATGTATGCCCCACAATTAACTTTAGTATTTAATCAATTAACTAAAGAAGACGCGGCAGAACTAGAAAAATTAGCTAAAACTAAAGTTGTAGTTTTTGCTCAATTATGGCAACAAGTTGGCGGTAAAGACCAAATAGTTTGCTTAGGAGCTGCAAATGGTATGTATCTTAATAGTGGAACTGAAGTTAGCGGAACAGCTTGGGGTGACCAAAACGGTTATAGTCTTACCTTTGATGGAATGGAAACTAAACCTGCACCAATGGTAGCACCATACACTACAAACCCATTTGATAATGGAGATTTCACGAATGTATCAGTAGATATAGATTAATATTCTTAGTAGTTTTCATATATTCTTGATTAGAGTGGTTTTTACCACTCTTTTCTTTTATAAGTCAAATAAAAACGGCACTTTTCTATTATATTAATATATGATACAAGCAACAACAGAAACTAACTTTTCCGCATACGTTCAAACAAAGGACAGTAGAATACAAACATCTAGTAATTATACTCTTGCTCACTTGTTTAAATTTACTAATGATATGGATAGGTCTGTGCAATATGCTTACCCATCAACTGAAACTGTTTTTGATAGATATACAAAGGCGGATTTTTTGTATAATGCAGTTCCTAATGTTTTTGATGGTAAAGTAAATTTAGAAGCTGGGTTTTATAAGTATGAAGTTTATGAAGTTGCGTTTTTAAAAGGCGGCTCTATTAATTCTAATACAGCACCTGCAACAGAAACATTTGTTTTTAATCCTTTAGGGCAAAACGGTGCGGTTCAAGGAATAGTTACAAAGGGCAAAATGTATGTATCAGAAAAAGTAGGAACAGAAGAAGTAACTTATTCACAAAACGGAAGAAGTGTACAGACTATAACCATTGTAAACGGTGGTGCGGGATATACTTCAGCTCCTACTATTGAAATAACGGGTGGTGGCTTTATTGAACAAGCAACTGCTACTTGTGATATTTCAGGTGGTAAAGTGAATTTAGTAACAATAACAAATGCGGGTAATGGTTACACTTCAAGACCTACAATAGAATTAACGGGTGGCGGGTTTACAACACAAGCTCAATTATCAGCAAGTATTGAACAAACAAATTATATATATTCAGGATAAAAAAATAAAAAATTATGGCAATAGAAAATGTGCAACAACTCTTAACGGAGCAATTAGGTAAAAACGCAGGAACTGAAGTGTTTACGGGTGCAGTAACGGGTAAAGATTTTTACGCTGTTTACTTTCCGGTTGAAAGTGCAGTAAGTGCAATAACAGCAGCAAGTGTTACAAATGTAACAGCACTTCAAACCACGCTACCGGCGGGAACAACTTTGCTGATGAATATTACAGCAATGACGCTTACAAGTGGTATAGCAATAGGTTATAAAGAGTAATGAAGGTATTAAAAATAGGTCAAAGTTTATCATCAATGCCAAGAGGTGGTGGTTGGTCGCCTGATGATGAAACAAGCTTAGTGGCGTGGTATAAAAATGCAACGGGCATAACTTTAAACGGTTCTGACGTTAGAACTTGGGCTGATAGTTCAAGTAATAGTCATGATATGCAGCAATTAACAGCTAGTGAGCAACCCGCTTATTCTAATGGTGTTTTAACTTTTGATTCAGCTAATTCTGAAAACCTACAAACAAGTAGTCAAATAACTTTAGATGGCAAATTTACTATTGGATTTAGAGCAAATCCTGATGAAACAAATGTAGTTATTATTGGCGACAATACAACTTCTAATGAGTTTATAAAATACTCCACGTCAACTAGAATAGTTATTAAAATTGGCGGAACTTCTAAAAATCTAAATTTAGGTAGTGGTAGTTTTGGTGATGACTATATAGTCATAAGTCGTGACGCTTCAAATGTTATTACTTTGTATCATAACGGAACAGCACAAGAAAGTCCCCAAACCTTAGCGGGTGATTGTTTAATTGACGCAATAGGTGTAAGAGCAACTGATGTAAACCCTTATGACGGAACAGTAGAAGAAATACAAATTTTTAGTGATACTAATGCTACTTTAATTGCTAATGTTAATTCAAGACTAGCGGGAATATAAAATAAAAATTATGAAAGACAATATCATTTCAATTAACTTAGAAACTGCAACAGCACCAATTATACAAGAGGTGCGTGGTCGTGATTATATAGAATACGGAACAGATGATTGGAGAAACTTATACCCTCAATTTTTAATTGATTTATACTATAATTCTTCTACACACGCTGCTATTATTAACGGAACTGCTGAAATGATTGCGGGTGAAGATTTAATAGTTGCTGATGACGATATAAATTTAGAAGCTTACGTTAAGCTAAAAAAGTTTATGCGACACGCAAACTCAAAAGAAAGCTTACACCAAGTAATTAAAAAAGTAGCGTTTGATTTTAAGCTTCAAGGTGCTTACGCTATTCACGTTGTATGGAATAGAGAAAGAACAGAAATCGCAGAACTATATCACGTTCCCGTTGAAAGAGTAAGAGCCGGGCGACCAAATGCAATGGGAAAAGTAGATACTTATTTTATAAGTGCAGATTGGAGTAATGTAAGAACGCATAAACCTTACCCTATTGCAGCTTTTAACGTAAACGATAGGACTTCAGGAAGTCAATTAATCTATACGGGTGCTTACAGCCCAAATATGGATATATATCACACTCCTGATTATATAGCCGCTTGTAATTGGGCTTTAGTTGACCAAAGAGTAGCTGAGTTTCACTTAAACAATATTGAAAATGGTTTTAGTGGTTCGTATTTCATCAGTTTCGCAAATGGAGTGCCTACGGCTGATGAGAGAAGGCAAATAGAGCAAAGTTTAGCTGATAAGTTCACGGGGGCTAAGAACTCAGGAAAGTTTGTTTTAACCTTTTCAGATGATAAGACTAGAACTCCTGAGATTACACCTATAAGCGTTTCTGACGCAGATAAACAGTATTTAGCACTTCAAGAACTATTAGTGCAAAACATACTTACGGGGCATAGGGTTACTTCTAAGACACTTTTAGGGATAGATAGCACTAATGGGTTCTCAAGCAACACAGACGAGCTTATAAACGCTGCAAACTTCTATACTAATACAGTTGTAAGACCATTTCAATTAAACATTTTAGATACTTTACAAACTATATTTTCTGTAAACAATATGGATTTAGAAGTAGAGTTTGTTCAGTTAAAACCAATTACTGTTCAATTTGATTCTAAAACTATACGCGAAGTTACAACGCAAGATGAAATAAGAGAAGCGATTGGACTTGCACCACTTGATGAAGATGAAGCAACAGTAGAGCAAGAAGTAAAAATGGCTAAAGTAGGCAGTATGGTTACTGATGGTGTTGAATTGCCTTTGTATGACACAATAGAAGAAGCTGAAGCAAAAGCTAAAGAAATGGGTTGTAATGGCTATCACCAACACACGCAAGATGGCAACACTTATTATATGCCTTGCGAAAATCACGAACAAATAACTAATTTAAAAAAATGTAATTGTAGTGTAGAAAAAACTGAACTAGAAAAATGTATTGAAGAATTTGGAGAGGATATTCCTGAAGGTTGGGAATTAGTAGATGAAGAAAAAGTAGAAGAAGAACATGAAGATTTTGATTTTGAAGCTGAATTAAATAAAGTAGCTAGTGAAAAATTTAATTTTGTTTCAACCGGTAGAGCAACACCAAACACTAGAAGTGAGCAAGATGGGCTTAATAAAAACAAAACAGCTTTTTATAAAGTAAGATATGTTTATACTAAAAATAATGCTTTAAGTCAAGAGGGTGAAACTAGAGATTTTTGCAGACAAATGATGAGAGCTAATAAAATGTATCGTAAAGAAAACATAATTAGTATGGGAACTAAAGCTGTGAATCCGGGTTGGGGGCCAAGAGGTGCTAATACTTATTCAATTTGGTTATGGAAAGGCGGCGGAAATTGTCATCATTATTGGAAGCGTAGAATATTTAAAGCTCCGGCAAGTGATGATGATTTTGTTGTTTACCCTGACAATATAACAACAGACAAAATAGTGTCTGTAACAAAAGCAAGAAGTGAAGGTTTTACAGTTAAAAGAAATGATAGTTTAGTTGCTAAAGCTCCTAAAACTATGGTTAATCAAGGATTTTTAGAATAAAAAATTATGGCATACGTTTTATTTATATCAGAACAGAAATTAAAAGAATCTACTGCAATTAATTTGAATGTAGATACAAACATACTACTTCCTTATGTTAGACAAGCACAAAAGCTTTATGTAGAAACAAAGCTAGGAACTAATTTAAACCAAAAGCTAAAAGATTTAATTACAGCCGGAACAATAGGCAATGTTGCTAATGCTGCTTATAAAACTTTGCTAGATGATTACATAGGCGATATGCTACCGCAATGGGCTTTTTTTCACGCTGTACCCTATCTTAGATTTAAAATTGAAAACGGTAATATTTATTCTAAAACTTCAGAAACGGGAACTAGCTTATCAACTGAAGAAGCACAACACCTTAGAGAAGAAATCAGAAATACAGCAGAATATTATACGGAAAGAATGATTAAGTATATTTGTAATAATAGTTCTAGTTTTCCTGAATACAATACAAATAGTGGTGCTAATGTCAATCCTGATAAAAACGCATACTACAACGGAATGAACTTAGAAAGACCAATGCAAAAAGGGGGTAAATTAACTTTAAGAGATTTTTTATCTTCAAGTGATTATTAAATATATGAAAAAACACTACAAACCAAAAAAAATTAACATAACTAAGCTAAAATCCTACTTGGAAAGTAAGCCAAAACCTAACACAAATGAACGACCTAAAAGACACGCTTCAAGTAGGAATAGCTAACGGAAGTGCGATTGGAGTTTCTTTAGTTGAAGCCAATGAGATTTTAACTTTTGTTTCTTTAATTCTAGCAATATGTTTTACTATTTATAAATTCATAAAATTTAAAAAATGAAAAAGCGTAAACTAAACAGCACAAATCCTAAGTATAACAAAAACAAAGAAAAAAGTGTTAAAATGCGTAAGGAGCTTATTAAAGAAGTTAAAGGGTGTAAAATTTACAAAGCATACTATCTCTAATCAAAGTCATATAAACCTCTTAATAATAAGAGAAATGTTTACAGAAGAAAGTATTGTAGGTGAGCTTTTTGTAAACGGAGAATTGTTTTGTGATACTTTAGAGTTGCCTTATAAAGATAATCAAAAAAGTATATCAAGTATTCCGGCCGGAGAATATTCTGTAAGAATGAGATACCCAAGAGAAAGTGCGACTAGAGATTATTTACACTTACTAGTTGAAGATGTGCCAAACCGAGATTATATACTATTTCATAGAGGTAATACCGCTAAAGATTCAAGAGGCTGTT